AAATGAAGGTGATGTATTTTGTTTCGGCAGTACCTGTTTGCAGGGCCATGCCAAAATCTTCGCCTAAATAAAATACATCACCTTCATTTGTCTCAACAAATACCTTCATATCGGTATTTTGAGCCAAGAGTTTTATTTGGTTTCTCGTAGATTGTTGTAATTTAAGGAATACTAAATTAACAATTTGATTATATACTACGGTTCCATTTTCTAAACTCGCTTGGATTGTCTCAACAAAGTTGGATGTATTTTTTTCTACTTGGAACTGATATACAGTTCCACCAGTACCACCTACTGTAAGGATTTCTTGGTCTCCGTTTTCAGTTGTGCCAGTCACGCAGCCTGCGATGACATACACATTTTTAACACCACCAACCGCATCACGGCATCCTTTGCACACATTAGATGATACAAAACAAGATGAAAAACTCATAACTTTTGTTTTTTAATTTTTTGACTTTTCAAGTCGGTTTATTTTTAGGTTAATCCGTTAGTAATTACGAACTGAGGCCAAGCAATTTGAACCCCAATTTTGAAGTTTGCTCTTAATCTTACTTCGTCAAAATCAACAGAATAGAACATTTTAAGATTGTCCATGTCAGACATCAAATCCACACCAGCAACTACGTAGCCAGCAGGAGCCAACATAACAAGATTAGAGTTTAACAAACCACCAACTGGATGAACCAATACGTTTGTAGCAGGGTGGAAAGTTTTGAACTCCTCATAAGACCCTTCAGGGTTGAAGTGGTAGTAGTTCGCTGTTCTGTAGTTAATTAAATACTTACGGTAGTTGCTATGAGACATGAATACAACCCAGTCAGTTCTATTTACAACATCATCAGGGATTTGCTCAATAAGAGCATCAACTTGAGATAATGCAGTTGTAGAATTGATTGGTGATTGACCTGGTACAACAATACCACCTGTGATAGTTTGAGTATCAGCGGTAGTTCCACTTACACCTCTAACCAACTGCTTCAAACCTGAGAAGCAAGTTGTTCCTGAAGAAGCACCCCAGATTTGGTTTTCTACATACTGAGAAATCTGAGCCGTTTTCAATTCAGATATTTGTTGCTCAAAAGGAACTGTCTCTGGTGTTGAACCTGGAGTCAATAACTGACCTAACCAGTAATTATTCAAATCAGCAGGACACAAGGTCTCGTTGATTTTATATTGACATACTGTGATGTCTCTTTGAGTATAGATGGTTGAACCTGATGGATCCCATCCGCAAGTACCATCCTGAACGTACAAATCACTATTCAAAAGGTTAATTGCCTGTGAGCCCTTTACACCTGGTTGAACTTTAATCAACTTGATTGTCTCACTTTCCAAAATTGCTCTTCTAATCAATTCTCCACCAACTTCGTCTGTGTAAGTTGATAATGAAGACAAATTGAATGAAAAGTCATACTTTTTGTTTGCCATAACTTTAGTTATTTTTTTTTAGTTTATTTTATTTTTTGTGGAAACCTTGTCTAATACTAACAAGTTGAGAGATGTAATCATCTTTCGCTTGGTTTAGTTCAGTTTGGATTTGGTTTTTACCAACTCTTAGAGGTTCTCCTGCGGGTTCCTTCGCAAACTTGGAGACCTTCTTTTTCATTTCCTCTTGGTCTGCTACGATACTATCAATTTTGTCTTTGATTTCTCCTAATACAGCCATTAGTTCCTTCTTGAAACCTTCCATATTGTCGTTTCCTTGTGATAGAGCGGGAGTTGTCATCCCCATTTCTTCCTCTACTTCTTTTTCTTTTTCAGAGGCAAGTTCAACATTCTCTCTTTCAGTAATTTTTCCGTCTTTAGTGATAATCTTGATGAGAACTTCTTTACCTTCTGTGTCTTTGAGTTTCAACTCATGTTCTCCATCGGGTGCTGGTTGTTCTTTTCCATCAGGACTTACTACCATAACTTCTTCACCAACGTCAAATGTTGGGGATTTCACTAACGTTCCATCCTTTAGCATCGCTTCTACGAAGTTTTGTTTTTGTTCCATATTGTCATAATTTATTTTTTGGACTAATCCGTCCTTAATTGTTATTTTGGTTGTGTCGTCCAACTCAAACTCACCATCAGGTGCTGGTATTTGCCCGTCTTTATTTATAATATAAATAGGTTCTCCAACAGCCAAATCACCTTCGGTGATAATTTCGTTGCCATTTTCTTTGATTTTGTAAGAATTAAACTTATTCAACCCTAGCAACTTGTTTATTCTGCGTATAGCATCTTGGTATTTCATATAATTTGTTTTAGAATATTTTTGATTTCATTAAGTATTTTATTGTTGTCGGCACTAAACTTTGCTTTTTCAAGGAAATAACCTTGAACGGAAAAACCATTCAATTTACCTTCTTTGACTTTTTGCCATATAGCGTCGTCTTCAATCTTCATAGAAACCATCCAAGTTCCTTTTGGATAATCCATACCGAAAACTTGTTGTTTATCTTTTGCTGGGTCATTAACAATCCAACTTTCAACGACAGATACTCCGTTCAAAAACCTTCTTCCGTGTTCTACATTTGTTTTGTCTAATAATTTTTCCAACATAAACTTCTGTTGAAGTTTCTTTATAGTTTCAACTGTGAAATATACATAATAGATTTCACCAGTTATTTCATTTCTCCTGATAATCATTTTATCAGGAACCATAGCAGGGCCGACTACCATTTTTTCTTCCATACTGAATACAGAAAAACTCATCTCATTTCTTATAGATTTCAATTTGTCTGCAGCCCAATCTATTCCTGTTGTTCCACCCCATCCTAACCAAGCAACATAACCCTTGTCTTTCCAAGGCGTGTCTTTGTATTCAGGTGCTACTTCACTATTCTTTTTATGTCTTTGGAAACCAGACATTCTGGCTATTGTTTCCTCACTTATGTTTTCACCCTTACACAACTGATTTGCTCTTATCCATCCAACTTGGGTCATTCCTTGTACCTCATCACCATATTCTTCTTTCCACTTGATTGCCTTACAAGCGTTGTTCTTTGCTGATGATGGATAGTCATTATAAGACGCAAAAACCTCCGCTGAGGCTTTCTCATACTTTGGATGTTTCTTTGGTAATAAATCATTATCACCTGTATATTTTTTATTCTCAGGTCGTCCTTCTTTAACAATATAAAGAAACGCATTTACACGAGCAAGAGCCCACTGCTCTGCTGACCTAACCTTTGGTGAATGTGATACATTATACGCGCCAACTCCTCTTTGATAAACTGATTTCAACATTCCCTTATCAACGCCATAATCAAGTTTGTCTTTGTATCTTTCGTTGAAATCTTTAACCTTATCTTCTAATATCTTTTCTACTCTTTCACTTACCACAGCACCTCTCTTACCTGATGCATCACCCTTTGCAGTTCCTTCACCTTTTGGGTTAGGATTTGGTGTATCACTCTTTGGTGCTTTATCACTTTCTCTAATACCACCTCTTTCACCTACAACAGCAAACTCTTCAAGTATAGCCCCAAAGTTTAACATAGGATTATCACTTCCTCCAACATCATCAGCATCTTCTCCATCTTCACCTGTCTCATATTCTGTCTCATCTTTTGGATGTGTCTTACAAGGCATGTATAAAGTTTTTCCGCCATATTCGTGGGGATGCGAACCCTCACAACCAATCAACATAGCAATTGCTTCAGCGTCTTCTTGTTTCTCAAATAAAGGTAAAGAAGCAAGAACTGGTTTTTTCTTTGGTTTTGAGATTTGTTCTACATAAGGACTTAACGCACTTACATCAGGGTTTGATGTTGAGAACCCAACTCTTGGCGGGGTATTACCTGCTTCAATAGTTGCTGTGGTTCTTGTGTCTGGTCCTGGCATATCATCCTCATCTTCTACCCCTGTGGTTATTTTATCATTATTGATAATTCTACCTGCTTGTTGATACATAAGTTGTACCCATCTATGACGACAATTATATGACCCTCTCCATGTAAAAATATCATATCCATCAGGGCCTACTTCATTTACAGAACGATTACTCATTTCCATAATGTCCTCAATTCTGAATACCCTACGAGCATTCATCATTTCAGCACAGAATGTTCTATTGAGTTCATCTTTAGGCCCAACATACTTATATCTAAATCTAACATCAGGAGTATCTTGTGCTGATGGTAAATTGGGATTACTGATGATTTGGAACTCTTGTTTTCCAACTGCTTTAACTGATGTAATTTCCCAACCTTCTT